TATCGAGCATTGAATGTTCCTTTAGCAAGATTAGAGCAAGAAAGCCAATTTAGCGTTGGTAGATCGAGTGAAATATCTCGAGAGGAAGTTAAATTCCAAAAGTTCATTGATCGCTTACGTAAAAAGTTTTCTTTTATGTTTATCGACGCTTTACGCGTTCAGCTAATTCTAAAAGGAATTATAACAGAAGGTGATTGGAAAGCAATTGAAGAAAAAATTAATATTGATTTCGTAGAAGATAATTATTTTTCTGAATTAAAAGAATTTGAAATTATGAGAGAACGTTTAGAAATGGCATCTCAAATGGATGATTTGCTCGATAAAGGATTTGTATCTAAAAAATATGTTCGTCAAATTATACTTAAACAAACTGATGAAGATATTGAAAGACTCAATGTAGAAATCGAAGATGAAGGAGGGGAAGAAGGAGAAGGAGAAGAAGACGATATGGACTTCTAAAGCTTTTTTTAAAACCTAAAAAATTATAAATAGAAACATGAAAAAGACAACTAAAATATTTAATAGTATTACAAAGAATGATACTAAAGGTGCGACCATGGCATTTGGTCAAGCCATTCGTGAAAAATTAGATGATGCATTAGAAGTCCGAAAGGTCGGACTTACTTCACAAATTTTTAACAACGTGAAAGAAAAATGAAATTAATCACAGAACATTTAGAAGATAAGATTGAATACATCACTGAAGCCAAGAAGGATGGCGGAAAAGATGTTTACATCGAGGGTGTATTCATGCAAGCGGAGAAACAAAACCGCAATAATAGAATTTATCCTAAAGACGTACTAACTGCAGCAACTGCTAAGTACGTTAAGGAGCAGGTTGTAACTGGACGAGCCGTTGGTGAATTGAATCACCCTGAAGGGCCGCAGATCAACCTTGATAAAGTTTCACACAGAATTACATCACTCAATTTTGAGGGTAATAATGTTGTTGGAAAGGCGCTAATACTAGATACACCAATGGGAAAAATTGTGAAAGGTCTTGTCGAAGGTGGATGTAAGTTAGGCGTCTCAAGTCGTGGTATGGGTACTGTTGAACAGAAAGAAGGAAAAACATTTGTGAAAGACGATTTCGTCTTAGCTACTGTTGATATTGTTCAAGATCCAAGTGCACCATCTGCCTTCGTTGAAGGCATTATGGAAGGTGTAGAATGGATTTGGGAGAATGGCATCTTGAAGCCTCAACAAATTGAAGAATATGAGACTGAAATTAAAAAGGTTCCTATGGGTCGCATTAGCGAAGCTCAGGAAAGAATCTTTAGTGATTTCCTCTCCAAACTCTAATTCAAAAAAATAAGGAAACTTAATTATATGTCAAACGATAATGAACAAATCATTGAAGACGTAGAAGAGAAAGATCTTGTTGTTGAATCAGAGGTTGAAGTTTCTGAGGAGACTGAAGTCACTGAACAAGAACAACCTTTATCGAATACGGTCTTAGACATTCTTCTTGGCGAAGCTAAGAAGAAGAACGAAGCGGAAGAAGATGACGCTGAAGTTGAAGAAGACGAAGAAGACGAAGAATTAGATGAAGCTAAAGCAAAGTCTGAGGATGCAGAAGAAGACGAAGAGTCTGAGGATGCAGAAGAAGACGAAGACGAAGAAGAAGTCGAGGAATCAGCTAAAAAGGTTGAAGAAGATGATTCTGAAGAAGTCGAGGAAGATGAAGTAGAAGAAGCCGTTGAAGAAGATGATTCTGAAGAAGCTGAAACTCCTGAACTTCCTGAAGTTACAACTAAAGCTGGTTATTTGGCTGCGAGTTATGATCAACTCAAAGGCATGAAGAAAACAGCTTTGGTATCTGCTTATAAAGCAGTAAATATGAGCGAAGACGAAGGCGAAGTAGAAGTCCCTAAGACTAAAGCAGAAATCATCAACTCGATGTATGGACAGCTTAAGGCTATGAAAAAGGACGACCTTACAGCTTCTTACAATGCAATTATGGCCTCTTGTGGTGGTATGCATGAAGAAACTGAAGAAGGTGACTTTGCAGCAGATCTTGCTGTACTTGCTGAAGCCGATCAAGAACTGACTGAAGACTTCAAAGCAAAAGCTTCTATCTTATTTGAAGCTGCTGTCGCTAATAAAGTAAAAGAAATCGAAGAAACACTCGAAGAAAAATACACTGAAGATCTACAAGAAGAAGCTACTTACATCCGTGAGTCTCTTGTTTCTAAGATTGATGATTATCTTTCTTATGTTGTTGAATCTTGGATTGAAGAAAATCAAGAGTTTGTTGATAACAAACTTCGCACAGAGATTGCTGAAAACTTCATGAGTGCATTGCAAAGTACATTTACTGAGCATTACATCGAAGTACCTGATTCTAAGGTTGATCTTGTTGATCAACTTGCAGAAGAGGCTGCTGAAGTTAAAGTTGAACTCGAAGAAGCTGTCGCACAAAAAGCCGAACTTGCTAATCAAGTTGAAACTTTACAACGCGAAAAGATTCTTAGTGAAGCATCAGCCGACTTAGCATCAACACAAGCAGAAAAACTTTCTTCACTCGTTGAAGAAACAGATTTTGTAGATGCTGATTCTTTTGAAGCAAAAGTAGCAACAATCAAAGAAGGATTCTTTAAAGATTCTGAAACTAAAGAAGTTATAACGGAAACAAAAAATTCCGCAACAACAGAAGTAAAAACAATTGTAGAAGGAGAAGTATCTGAAGAAGCTAAGCTTCCTGCAGATATGGCAAAATATGTCAAATCTCTTTCTCGTTTTAATAAATAACCCAAAACACAAACAACATTAAAAAGGAAATTTAAAATGTTAAACGCAGAAAATGAACTAAAAAAGTGGGCTCCAGTGCTTGAACACGCTGACGAAGCTCCAATTACAGATTCTTATAAGAAAGCGGTGACTGCTAAACTACTTGAGAACACAGAAGTTGCTCTCAGGGAACAAGCTGCCCATTCTTCTTATGGAACTCTTAACGAGACAAATCAAAATACTGGATCAATCGATACATTCGACCCAGTGCTTATTTCTCTTGTTCGTCGTGCAATGCCTAACTTGATCGCTTATGATGTGGCTGGAGTTCAGCCAATGAGCGGACCAAGTGGTCTTGTTTTCTCAATGAAGGCTAAATACGGTGATGGAAATACAATCACTGGTGCACCTTCAGCTGCTCAGCCTGAAGCATTCGGCGAAGCCGAGCCTGATACAGCGTTCTCTGGTACTGGTACTCAAGTCGGTGGTGCATTCGATTCTCCAGATATTACAGCTGGTGCAGGTATCGTAACAGGAACTGCTGAAACAGCAACTTCTTTCCCTGAAATGGGTTTCTCAATCGAGAAGTCTACTGTTACAGCTAAGACTCGTCAGTTGAAAGCAGAATACACAATGGAACTTGCACAAGATCTTAAAGCAGTACACGGCCTTGACGCTGAGTCCGAGCTTGCAAACATCTTGTCTGGTGAAATTCTTGCAGAAATCAATCGTGAAGTTATTCGCGAGATTGTTGTCAACTCTAAGCTTGCAGCTACTTCCATTACTGGTAATGCCGCAGTTGGTACCTTCGATCTATCTCTTGATGCTGACGGTCGTTGGGCTGTTGAAAAATTCCAGTCTTTGGTATTCGTACTTGACAAATTGTCAAACGTCATTGCTAAAGAAACACGTAGAGGTAAAGGTAACTTCGTTATCTGTTCTTCTAACGTAGCATCTGCTCTTGCAGCAACTGGAAACATCCAATTCGGTGGTGCTGATCTTAAGGTTGACAATGTGGGTAACACATTTGCTGGTACACTTAACGGTGGACTTAAAGTATATGTTGATCCTTATGCAACAACTGATTACGCTACAGTTGGTTATAAAGGTTCGAACGCATTCGACGCAGGTATGTTCTATTGCCCATACGTCCCACTCACAATGGTACGCGCAGTTGGTGAAAGCACATTCCAGCCTAAGATTGCATTCAAGACTCGTTATGGTCTTGTAGCTAACCCTCTTATCGGTGAGTTCAACTCACCTGGTGTGAAATCAGTCAATCCTTACTACCAATCAATTAGCAACGTCCAAAATATTGGTGTTAAATAAGATTAAAGGTATTTAACCTACTTTAAATCTAGAGAGACTCTTTCGAGAGTCTCTCTTTTTTTTGTATAAATACTATATATGAGCGGAACAAACTTAACTACAAATTTAAATTTACTTGCCCCTACTGGTTTTAAACTTGTTATTAATCGTGAAAAGTTTGCAAACACTGAATTTTTTATAACATCATTTAGTATACCAAGCGTTTCAGCATCTGAGATTCAAACAAATTTTAGAGGTCAAATAGGATATACTCCGGGAGAAGCTCGACAGTTTGATGCATTAAATTTAAGATTTGCTATTGATGAACACATGACAAATTATGTTGAAATGTTTGATTGGATTGAGTCTAATACTGTTGGATTAGAACGACACGATATGATTCTATCTGTTATGACTAGTCATAATAATGTTAAAAAACAATTTCAATTCAAAGACGCATTTCCAACATCGTTAAGCGGAGTAGAATTTCAAACACAAAACAGCGATGTTGAATATTTACAAGCAGACGTCGGGTTTAGATACAATGAATTTGTTATAATTAAATAACTATAAATAAACTTATATTATGATTAACTTGGAACAGATCTTAGAGATGTGGAAGAAGGATGCAGTCATTGACGATGTATGCCTTGACGATGAGACTATAAAGTCTTCGAAATTACACGCCAAATACCTTGAACTTTTTTCAATGGCTAAGCTTATGCTAAAGAAAAAAGAAATGGAACAAGAATCCATGAAAAAAGATAAGTGGCTTTATTATAACGGGAAAATGTCACAGCAAGATATGGACAATCGTAAATGGAAGTACGATCCATTTGATGGTATGACTAAACCCCTAAAAAGTGACATGGATATGTACTACTGTACTGATGAAGATATGGTGCGTATTCGCGCGCAGATTGATTATCAAAAAACCATCATTGATACTCTTGAAGAAATCATGGGTAACATACGTTGGAGACACACACACGTTAAAAACATTTTAGACTTTAAGAAGTTTACTTCTGGCATGTAATGATTACAGCCTATAAAAAGAATGAAGCGAAGGCTTTGTTACGGTGCGACGACTCAGGGATTTTAATGGAATTATCTGAGTATTTTACTTTTTATGCTGAAGGTTATAAATTTATGCCAGCGTACCGTAATAAAATGTGGGACGGTAAAATACGTTTATTCGACAATCGTTCTCAAACTATTCCGTATGGGCTATTAAAAAGAGTTGCTGAATTCTGTCATGAGCGTGGTTATGAACTTAAGATTGACGACACTTTAAAAAATCCAATAGAAGAAAAAGACACACTCAAAGAATTTATTGACTCTCTCAATATAACTATTAAAGGCAAAAAAATTAATCCTCGTGATTATCAGCTCGATGCTTTTATTCATGCAGCAAGAAATAGTAGGTGCATTCTAATATCTCCGACTGGCTCTGGTAAATCTTTAATCATATATATGCTACTAAGGTATTTTCTCGAAAATGACGTCGATTTTCGAGCGCTGGTGGTTGTACCTACTACATCATTAGTCGAGCAAATGTATAAAGATTTTGCTGATTACTCAGGAGAAGATGATACCTTTGACGTAGAAGAAGATGTTCA